GTTTCTAAATATCTGCGTTCCCTTTATACCATATATGCTCGCCACCACAAGGATCCAAAGATTTGTGAACCATGACGGAAGCTGCGAGAACATCTCGAAAAAGAGTTTAACCTTGTCCATTGCCGTCGGATCGTCTGATACGACTGCCCAGGCTAAAATAGCTACGGGCAAACTAAGAATTATGAGAACTGCCTCATCTTTCCAGTCTGATTGTCTAGCTTCTAGCAATTTACCCTGGTATTGTTCCTCACCACGGGCCATTTTTTCTGCATGCATTAATTGTGCATCAGACATTGCCATTTTCGTTCTCTGCTTGTTGGCATAAATTTTACTTCCTGCAGAGACGGCTAATTTAATTGCCGATAACCACATGATTAATACCAGTCAGCTTTACTTTTTTTCTCTGCAAGCATCGCTCTTTGGCCTTTTACTTGAACAGACTGAGTTTCTGTTGGTTTTGACACTTCAACCTCAACCCCACCGTTTTTAAAGCCATCTTTGTTTGTAAACATGTCGTGATCTACATGAGTCATGCCTGCGTGACTTGATTTTTTAGTTTTTTTCATATTTATTCTCCAGTTTTTCGAATGATTGCAACATTTCCAGGCATTTTATCCGAACTCGGAAGAGTTTTACCCAAAATAGTTTTCTCAATCGACGTATTAGCTCTTAGTTTAGCCAATTCTTCGTTCTGATCAAGCTTTTCTTCTTGTAAATCTTGATTCATCATCGCTCTTGACTTATCTAGATTTAATCTTGCGTCTGCTTGCATACGTTTTTGCTCATTATCCATGGCTCTAAGGTCTAATTCTCTTGCTTTTAACTTAGCGATAGGGTCATTTCCAAAATCACCCATGATTTTAGCCTCTTCTTCCTTGAATTCTTGAGTCATATCAGAAATTAATTTAGCTTTTCTTGCTTCAATGGCCATACTTAATTGCATAATTTGCTGTTGAATCTCTGGGCTTTGTCCCATTTGTGGATTCATTTGTGCCATTTGTTGTAATTGCATTAATTGTTGTATCTCTTCTCTAAATTCTACTTCTAATTGCTCTTGTGCCATTAAAGAAATGTGTTCAAAAATATTTTTTTGTAGTGCACCCATAATCATAGGATTATTTTTAACCATATTAGTTGCCATAAAATTTAAATGTGAAGTTATATGTGCTCTATGATCTTGTCCTTTGAATGCTTGAAAAGGTTTTCCTGACATAGCCATGATATTTTCTGCAGCAGGATCCATTGGCATAGGTTGTGCAGGTGGTGGCAATATCTGATCAATATTTTTTACACCGATTGCTTCGTACATATCTCGATACGCTTCATATAAATTATGCATTCCAGGATTTGACATTGCAAGTTGTAGTTCTGTTTGAGCTAAACTTATTCTTTGTGATTGTGAAAATATATTTGGATCAGCCACAGGTAAAATATCAACCTTATCATCAAAGTCTGCAACTTTAATATTTCTTTGTCCGCCTACAACATCATAAGGATATTCTGGTGGTAGATAAGTTTTAAATACATCTGCTAGTAATGTGAATTCTTTTTTTAACGCCACATACAATCTTTTATGTATGGCTGACATGACCCTGGAGCCTCGCTCTAAGAGGGCAATGGTCGTTCCAACAGCGGCCTGCTGGTTGCCGTCACCGACCTGCATGTCAGCTATGGCGGCAAATCGTTGACCTGCTTGAACCACTATGCCCATTAATTGTAATAATGTTGCCGATGGTTCTTTGAAAGGTAAAGGCATAAATGCATCTCTAATATTTCCGCCGGGTGCATCTACATCTCTAAACTCTCCAGGTTGTATCGATTGTGCTTCATCTCTGACACGAATACCTCTTTGTTTAAATCCTGCTGGCATATTTGAAAACGTACCAGCATCTAACAATTGTCTAAGTGCATTCGTTGCAGTTCTTGATAATCCACCAATCATGTGGATTAAGCCAAAACCATAAAAACCTAATCCCGGTAAAAATTTAAAATGTGTAAAATATTCTATTTTATTTTTTAACGGATCTTCAGCTTTATAATTTCTTCTTATAGATAAAACTTCTCTTGAACCTGTATCAATAGTTACAATGTATGGAAGTTTTATCCCTGTTGGATTTTGTTCTGCATCTTTATCTTCAAAACCCTCTAGATCTATGTTTGTATGAAACTCTAGAATTGTAAACATTTGTTCATCTCTAGTTTTTCTAACGCCTTCAAGTTCTCTTTCTTTCTTTTCTACTTCTGTTTCTTGTGAGTATCCTGGTGTAATTTCTATATCTCTATAAAAACCAGATACTTGTTTTTTTCTTAAATCATTTTCAGATATTTTTAAAACGTGAACAATTGATTCTGCATCTTCTAAAGAAGTTGCAGTGTATGGAACTATCAGATCATCTGCTGGAACAAATTTAGACACGGCTCTGTCAAGCAGTTCATCGTAATAAACTTTCTTGAATGCAGAGCCGCTAAGAGGGAGATAAAAAAGTAACTGGTCGAACTCGGGTTCATACTCTTTCATCTTATTCATGAGTTGATAGTTCATGAAATTTTTTACTCGTTTAGCCTGGTCTTCTTTTTGTCTAGTAGGCACACCCATAATTTGAGTATGCACTGGACCAGTTGCTGGAAGTAATTCTTTGTATGCTTGCGCTTGAAATTGTGTAACTGCTTCTGCTAATACAGGGTGTGTTGCCCCACTTGCATTAGTGAACGGTTGTGATTTTGTTTCGTATTTAAATCCTAATAAATCTAAACCTTTTGTATAACCGTCTTCCCAATCTTTTCTAGACGCTTTGTATTGTGTATAGTTTTCATAAAGATCAGAACCTAATCGTCCTAAAACTTCTTCTGGTAATAAATCTGCTAAATTATCAAAATGATCATTTGTGCCTGGTTGGTTTATAGCTTCTGGATCAAAAGTAATTGTGGCACTACCGTCTTCTGCTTGTTCTATTTGAACGTCTTCTGGTCCAACTTGTTCTTCTATGTTTGCTTGAGATGCTTCTACGATCTCTTCTTCGCTAGGTAATTTTATTTCCTGCTCTACGTTTGGTAAAGACTTGTCTATTTCTGACATTATTTTTCTCCGAGTTCGACACCACTATAGTCTTTTTTCCGGGAACATTCAACCCTTGTGGGTGAGGGCCTCTCTCTGGTGGTATCGTAGTTGTTAATTTTTTAGTCATCTAATAATCCTAATCCTTGTATTGCTAAAGATGCACCAAGTCCACCTATACCTAGTCTAGATAATCCAGTTAATGCAGCTCTTGATAAACCTAATCTAGCAACTTTTCTAAGTGTCGGACTTAATCCTCTTGTTAATTTTGGTGTTTGATCTGCAAATGCAGGGTACAAATAGTTAAATGGATTTGTTGCAATATCTGCAGGTGAGTCTCCTTCAGCGATTTGACTTGCAATATCTCCAGCTGCAAAAGGTGCCAGTAATGCAGGTGATGCTGCAACTCCTAATCCTCTGCCTAAAACTCTTAGACCTGTTTTAGCTATACCAGGTGGTTTTCTTTCAATACCTAACGATCTTGATTTGCTTGCTTTAATTGTTGATGGTGCAGCAAGTGCTGTTGAACCAACTAAAGATGCACCTAATGCTGGCAGTTGATAATCTAATATTGCAGGTCTTTCTGTATCAAGAGATATAGGTTGTGTCGCCATATCAACCAACATATTTTTCTGTTGATCTTCATTTGATAAATAAGTTGTTGGATCATCGTTTCTAAATGCTTTGACTAATCCTATTGCAGCTCCAACACCAGCACCGATACCAAATGTTTTTACGCCTGGTGATTTTGCAAAATTTAAAAAAGTTGTTGCAACCCCTTTAATTCTATTTACTGCTCCACCCTCTGGTTTTAAGTTTTGAATTTTGGTTGCTGTCCCTACTGGATCTTGTTCTAAAGCTAATTCCATTTGTGTTGCACAACCTCGACCACCAGCTTGTAGCGGTACTCTACCAAATATTTTACAAATTTTATTTGTATCTTTTTTTGCAAACTCAACCAACTTCTGTGAACTTGTAATAAATTTTTGTGCAGAACTTTTACCTAAAACTTCTTCTAATTCTGAAGTTAATGCACCACTTGCAAGAGTTCTTTTTATCTGTCCTCCTAGTGGTAAATTTTTTTGTAAAGCTTTAGCAATATTGTATTGCTCATCTAGTATCTCAGGTGCGCCATAATCTTTAACTTTAATTATACCTTTGTCATCAATTGTAAAATCTCCAGCTAAATCTCCAAATAATGTTCT